AGATGCAAGCACCCCGATCGGCTACTTTTGCGGAATAGATTTCCTCCATATGCCCCCGTGGCGTGGGGTATGGGGTGAGGGTGGCTGTGGTCTATCACTCCGCCCCTTTGAGCTCGTTGTAGGCCCTCACAATGGGCTCAGCTTCGCGTATAAACTGCTCGCGCAGTTCAGCATCCTGACTGATGTACTTTGATCCGCGATTACCTAGCCACTGGCAGGCTTTGATCACCGGCCACAGGAATGGTTTGGGGTCAGCCGGAACGCTGGCCGTGATTGGATCTGGCAGCATTCCGATCCTTAGATAAGTCTGACGCATCTCGCCTGCGTCAGCCTGGCCTGATGTTAGTTTATGCTGAGCAGCGGCCACCTTCTCATAACGCCGACCAACCTCCTCAGTGATCCCTGCCTGCTCGCATAGATCTCGGACGTCCTCGCCGTGTGTCCGGGCCTGCTGGATAATCGTGCCAGCCTCAGCCGCCAGCCCGATGGTCTTGCCCACCAGTTCCAGCGCCTTGTCGCGTGTGTCGTTTAGTTTAGTGACGATTGCTTTTAGTTTCATTTCTTTATGCCTTTCTTGACTGCGGCCATGTTGAATTTTGGAGCCTCACGCCGCCGCTGTGCGTGTACTCTGTACGCCCGCTTGCGATAGGACTCTCTGGCCTTATCGCTTTTCTGTGATCGCGACCGGATCCCGAGCCGGTCATAAACTTCAGTCACCTGCTTGCTGATCGCCTGCTTCGTCACGCCGTACCGTTTGGCCACGGCCGTCATCGACTCCGGCGACTTATTCAGCGCTATGTTCAGCACGGCATGGCCGAGGGTGTCCGTCCGGTTGGCCATCGCCGGGTGATCAGGTGCCTTTGCCATCAGGTACTCAATCACCTTGGTCGTGGTGAACGCCGTGCTTGTGGTGACCGTGATCCTGAGTTCGGAATACGCCTCAAAGACCAAATCGGACAGCGTATCCATGGTCATCGCCGGGTGCATATTTTGAGCAGGGATTTTTTCGATGATTTCTGCGCTGTTTATGATCACCGGAAATACCCCCTATGGATGGTCAATGGATGGAAATTATGAACCCTATCGATGGATATTCCCTTAAAGGGGGAATATCCATCCATAGGAGTTCGACCAATTTCCGGTGATAGAAAAATAATAAGTGGTGATAGGTTTTTTGGGGTCATTTTTGATACTCGTTTAATACGTATTTTTTGGCCTTTTCTGTGCCTATATTTTTGATCAAACCTTCGATTTCCCATGCCGCTGTCAGATCCCTGCTTTTTGTGTGACCGATCTTCGATTTGTTGCGGATTAAACTTTGAAGATCGCCGGCGCTTATCCCTTTTGAGATAGAACTGCGATAATCCTCAAAGTTGACCACAATTTCAGGCCGGCCTGCCGTCTTCCGCTCCGGCTCATCGGCACCAATCCACGCCAGTCCAACATCGCTGTGGCGTAGATTCACGTAAGGTTGAATGGCAGTTTGCGCCACAATGCCTCCAAAAGACAGATTTGACCGCTTCCCGCGCTTGGTTACCTCTAGGCGGTAAACGTTGCGCTGTTCGGCATCCTGACCGCTTGGCGCAAGTGTTAAAACGCTCCGGGCCCAGTTGGTCAGCTCGGACGATCCAAATCCGCTATATGCCTTGTCGTGCCCTTGATACCCATTTCCTTCCCGGACGGGCTTTGGCGTGTGGTGAATGAGCATCCACGCAAATCCAGCCGACAGCGACAGCGGATTCAGCATCGTGCGCAGGAACTCGCTGGCCGTCTCCTGGCTGGATAGGTCGCCGCCGATAAACGCCAGCAACGGATCCACCCATACTAGGTCAACCTTGTACTTTTCGACAAGGCGCCGGACACGATCGACAAACTTCTCCCCGGTGGAAGTGCAGTCCCGGACGATTATGACGTTTTTCTTCACCAGCTCGATCTCTTCTGGCGTCAGGTTTATAGCCTTCACAACTCCTTGAATCGCCTCCGCCACGTCGCCCTCATCGTTCTCGGCCTGAATGATCAGCGACTTGAGGCCATTCCCATGCGGATTAATACCAAAGAACGCCCGACCAATGGCCCAAGTGATGGCGGCCTGCAAACACAGGACGGACTTTCCCAGCCCGCTGGATCCTACCCACAGCGCAGACCCACCCCGGCAGATCCATCGCTTGCCGAGCAGTTGGGTCGGATCTTCGGTCTCTTTAAAATTCAGCAGGTCGTCCCACTTGTACGGCTCGGGAATATCTCCAAACAGGATCCGCTCCTTCCATTCTAGGAATGATATTTTAGGCGTTCCGCATTCAACCAAGTCCTGCCGCTGGCCTGTGGCCGTCCGCATCGCCCCGGGCAAGCGTGACAGGCGCCCAGCGTCCTTGTTCGCCGGATCCGGCTTGGAATGTTCGAGATGATTGTAAATGAATTCGACGCGTTCCTTGAATTCCTCTTGCGTTGTCGCATCGATCCGCACCCATGCGTGAAGACTGCGTGAGCCGCTTTTGATGATGCAGGTGGTAGGCAGTCCGCTTTTTTTAATGATCTTCCACTGTTCATCCATCGTAGATTCATCGAATTCAATCAGGCAGTGCCGCCATTTTACCACGTGCTCCGACTTGCGGCCTTTGCCGTTGTTCGGATTGATCGAGGCATAAACTCCAACCGCATCTCCCTGCCATTCCTTCAGCCCTTCGCCTTTAAATAGCTCGAGCCATTCCTCTCGGGTGCGGGTTTCCCCGGATCCGTCTGGGCGCTCCCGGTCGTCGTCCCGAATGCTGCGGGTGATGTTGATCATCTCGCCAACTTCAAACGCTGCCGTCAGGAACTTCTCCACCGGCGTCTCGTCCACGCTCCGCGGCATAGCCGGGATGGGATCTCCTTCCTTTACGATCTGTAAATTATGCAATTTGTATTTTCCTTTCGGCTGATAAGGCTGACGGGCCGGCTGCCTAAACGCAGACTTCGTGCATCCTTCGGCTTCTTTCAGCGGTAAATTATTCCTTACACACCATTCCTCGGCGTTCGTCAGCGTTTCGTCCTGGCACGCACCGGAATCGCGCCACTGAAGGCACAGCTTGAACAGCTCCGTGTTGCGGGTGCCTTCGGCTGCCCCGTTCTTCATGACCTCAACGGCGGCAGGTGGTAGTTGGTGAATCATTTGCTTTCCTTACCAACGGCCTTGGTATCCATATCCCGTTTTTGATACGCCTTGGCCCGTTTGAGCAGCTCCTGTGCAATCGTCAGCGCTAGATCCAATCGCGTCCCGGCGGCCTTATGCTGCTCGGCGGCCAGATTGCGCTTGGCGCGTTCTAAAATTTCGACCAACCATGTGGTGCGTTTTACGGACATACAGCCTCATATATTTTATTTTTTATAAGATTTTCAAGATAAACAGACGAATGAACCACACACTCGGGGATTGTTTTTAAAGGTATCGCCATAAAACAGCTTTGCCCGTCCCTGTTCGGAATAATTGCAAATTTATTCAACAGTTCAGATTTTGTTTTGATCAAAAGCCTAAAGCGCATCAGATCCACCAAAACCCACCAAAAAAAAGATGTGTTATCTGGATTCATGATCCCATAAAACATGTGGGAAGCGTTGCCCTCACATATTTTTTTAAATTCAGTTGTAGGGGTTGTTGTTCTGCCAAAACGAATCGTTATTTCCCCCTTGTATTTTATTGCATCATTATTGCGCACTCTTACGGCAAGCTGGTTAATCCTAATAAATGGTATTAAATCTGTGGCTTTTTTTACGTCCTGTGAAAAAGAGGAATTTTGGAAGCATGCCAGTCCAAGAGTGCTTTTTACTAAAGACATTCTGGAATCAGCAGTCATGCGATCCGTGAAGTAAGATTGTATTGAAAGATTCATGCGGCTTGGTTGCCCCAAGTTTCAAAACCAGTAATCTTTCTTCTATTGAACATATCCAATCTACGACCGGCGGTAACTCGTCGCACCATGTCGTAAAATTCTTCCGGCTTCTGACTGTGCGCACCACGAGGGGCCGAAAAGCACGTTGGAAAGGCTTTTGTGTCTATAAATTTTGGCGCACCTTTACGTGCATATAATGCAAATTCACAATTATACTGTGGTAGTCCTATTGGCTGAAAACCGCCTGGTTTGTGCCATACAAACGTACAGATATAATTGAAAGACCAAGCCTCTAAAACGCGAAAAGCCATAGTTAAAAATTTTTGCGTAGTCCACATCCATAGATGGCAATCGTTGGCTGAGGGTATTTCGACTTTAAGTATTTCCTCCTCTGTCATAGTTGGGTAATCAAAATTTGTCTGATTAGGCCTTACATCGCGGGAAATCTTTTCCATGGGCCAAGGTGGATCTATTACAATGACATCATATTGCCCTAATAACTTCTTTGACTTTTTGTTTTTAATTGATTCAAGATCTCTAATAATTTTTTCTTTTTTTACCTGCCTCAATGCTTCAGCCATTCCGATCACACCTTCCTTAACTTGCTCAAATTCGTTATCTGGCATTTCTTCAAGCCTTCTTATTGTGTGAGCTTGTTTTTTGCTTATGCCAAGATCTGCAAGTGAACTAGGCGGGTTCTCTTGGTACCCGCCTAGTTGAGAGGTTGCCTGGGTTCCTTTATTTTTTGGGGCATTTTTCCACAGTTTTCCGAGCCTACGCATCGCTTCTATTTTTATGCTATTTGCGTAACCAACGGCCTCGTCTCCGAGCTGTTGTCGTTTGGCGTATATTCTTGCAGCATCGGCCACATCCATAATTTTCTTAACTTCCTGCATTGATTTCGCCTCGACAAGTATTTGGCTTGCTTGGCTCAACCTATCTATAACGGCGTCTTTTCTTACAATTTGTTGTAACATTTTATTCCTTTTTGTTTGTTGTTTGACTACCACTGCCCCATTCCCCACCGCATTCGGTTATTCCGGGCGATGATGACCTGCTGGGCGTACTGCGCAGGCGTGTAGGTGCCAATGACGCGGGCGGAGAACATAAAAAGCAGATCCCGCAACGTCACAGCACGGCCTCCGGCAGCGGCCCGGCCAGCTTGTAGATGTACTTGGCGCTGTCGTATTCGAGCTGATAGCCAAAAAAGTCCCGCAGCAGATCGATGTCCCGCTGAATCGTTTTGTAGCTACATTCGAGCTCCACGCCCATCTTGGCACAGCTCGGCAGGCACAGATCCCGGCGCAGTTTGCGGGCAATCATCCCCAGGCGGCGGAGCGTCGGCCGGGTGTCGCCCTTTCCCATCGCACGCTGGCGCTTGGAAGCAAACGTGGCGGAACGTGTCTTCACTTACTCACCTCCACCGTCGCCACCTTGGGTAACCGCATCGCGTTAAATTGCGCCTCACTCGCTGCAAACACGTCAATCACCGGCAGCTTTCCCCCACTGGCCTTTTTGCTTTTGACCGCAGTGCCCGTATCTACTGCTACCCATTCCCGCTTTCCGTTCAGGATCTTAATCTTCGACCACAGCGGAATGATGTCGGGATCAACGGCGCAGTGACGGCCGGCCCGCAGCCGCGTTCCTGTGCTCGACTGAAAGCGGCTCGACCACTCGTCCTCGCCTGGCCAGTAACCGGTGATGCGGACTTTCATTTTCTTCACGTCGATCCGCTTGGCCTCGGGCCTGCAATCGATCATGACGTTCGACGCCTGCCCGGACGTGATCCCAAGAATGGCGAGAATTGAAAGCAGCGCTCTCACAGTCCTGCCCTTATCCGATCGATCAGATCGTTCTCGCGCGTCTCGGCAGCGGACAGCGCTGCCTTTGCCTCGGCCAGTTGACGGGCAAGCGATCGAACGCGGTTGAGGAGTTGTTCGTGCGTCGTTTGGTCGGGGAGGATCTCGATCATTGCGCAGCCCTCATGCCAATTAGTTTTTTGTATTCTTTAAACGTGTTCTCAAAAGCAAGCTGCGACAAAAGTAAGTCGACTGAAAAAGGCGTGCTTTTAAATCTTTTTAAACTTTCTTTTATTATTGCTATGGCAAGGTGGTCGGATGGCTGTTTTTTTCTAATTCGTCGCAGCGATGCCTCAATCCTTGCGGAGCAATTGCAAATATTATTTTGAATCTCTCGTGGGCACTCTGAGCCTTTTTTGTTTATGTGATATTTAACGTATCTTTTGATATGCATTTTTTTTCTCATTTTGCACCATCCCGCGGGTCGTATTTCTTTAGCCACCGCCAGACCTTGCAAATGGATGTGAACGCCTCGAATGCTTTGTGCACCTGCTCGGCCGTGTAGCGCACCTCGGCCAGTTGTCCGGTCACCGGATCAATTAGAATGTTCCGACAAGCCATGCCTTCGTCCGTAAAGGCGTACGCGTAAGCGCTGAGCTGTAAAATATCTGTTTCATAGGCAGGAGTTTTTTTGTCTTTTAGTTTTCTCGTTTTAAAATCCACCACTTCAATCACGCCATGAATGTCGGCGATCAGATCCACCCGGCCTGCATATCCTTCAGCCTCGTTCACCATGACCGATTCGCTTGCGTGTACTTTGGTCACGCAGCAGGAATGCCATTCCTTTAGCGACTCAAAGTGGTTTTCGTATCCATTGACCAGCTCTCCGGGCTCCTCGCCGTTGATAAGGATTTCAGCCAGGGAATGAATATGCGTTCCGCGGGCGGCGGCCGCCTCCACTTCTTTACGGCTGTCCAACACGACGCGCTTGGCAAAGTCTGCGTCGGTTTCACCGGACTCCCGGGGAAGCGACAAGGCGGACAGGATTGCCTGCTCCTCTTTCCAGTTCATCAGCCCGGTCTTGCTGGGGCCGGCTGCTGCCAGGATGGTGGTGACGGACGGATACGCTCCGACTTTGCGGGCCGAGCGCAGATCGCCGTGGCACGATTCGCCGGTCGCCATGTAGTAGTGCGACGACTCGGCCTTTGCGGTTGCGATAATAGGCGCCATGTAGGTTACCAGTTGCGGATCCATCCGATCGACATGGCAAAAAGGGCCACGACGATGGTGGGAATTGCGATCTGTGTGAGGATTGTAAGTGTTTGCATTTTGTTTTTCCGAGCCGGTCAGACGGATAGAACATCCGCCGGCTCTAGTTGGTTAGGATCTCGATTGTCTCCGGGTTAAAAGGGGACGTTGTTCCCGTCGCCGTCTTCTTCGCCGATCTTTACGGGTTCGGCGTTGCCTGTTCGGTTGACCTTCCGAACAAAGTCTTTATCCACGGTCACTTTGTTTTTCCCAGCGGGTAGGACTGCCTGCACGTTGGCGTAGGTGGATCCGTCCCGTTCCGTGTGGGTCACAAGGATCTGACAGGGTTTGCCGATCAGCGTTTCCAGATCGAGATTCTGGGGAGGCGCCTTCTTTGCGTAGGACTTCAGGTCTTTGAAAAGAGCAGCCTTTTCATGCAGGCTAAGTCCATAGCGCCGGCCGATGGTGTACGGCCGTCCGTCTTCCATTTTCAGGCCAAGCTGCCAGACGATCCTGACCTGGTGCTTTTTGCCGTATTGGGTTTCGATGATTCCAAGGTCTTCCACGTCGCAGAAAACTGCGTCATGAGATCCTTCGGGTGCGGGAGTGTATGTCCCGCCTCTGCTTGCTACTATTGCCATATTTTTATTTTTCTTTCTTGGTTTGGGTTTCTTGGATTTGCTTCGACTACTCGTCGTCGCAAAAGTCGCTGCTGATATGCGGTAGGTTTAAGTCTTGGAATTCACGCTCCGGCTTCTGCCATGCCAGCTCGTGCTGACGGGCCAGCCGATGCGCTTCGGTCAAGTCGCCACGATTCACGGCATCGCTTACCTTTTCGGCCGAATTGGCTTTCGCCCGGAGCGTGGCCGTTTCCATAATCAGGAATGCTTTGTTCGGCATCATGATCCGTACCGGTTGTTGCCCGAGTAATCGCAGAAACGCTGGAAGCTGCGGTCAAAGTCGCCGTGCTCGCGTTCGTACACGTCGTGCTCGTAGTCCGGCTTGTCGTTCATTGGCGTCGGCTCGGCTGCCTTTGCCTTTTCTGCGTTGTATTGTTCTTCGTTTTTAGGATCGCTCATTTTTTGCCTTTCGTTGCTAGTTTCATGGATTGAATCGTCGTTTTGATTGCTTCCTGCGTGAGACACTTCGTCGTGAACCTCCACACCCGCCAGCCTAGGTCGGCTGCTGCCCGGTACTTTTCGCAGTCCTTAACCATTCCCATCCCACGGCCGTGGCGGCCCCCGAACGGCAGGAACGCACCGCCGTCCAGCTCGACGGCACAGCGGGCGTCTGAATTTGCGATCACGTAGTCAAACCTCCACTTACGTGTCGGGTGAAATTTATATTCTGCTGTGAGCTCCGGCCCACCGGCTGCTTTCCAAAGCAGGATGAATTTGCTGGCCAGTGCGCTCATTTCGCCTGCCCCTTTTTGCCCATCATCGACGCCACTACTTCGGTAAGGCGTGCCACGTCGGCCTCTAGGCGTTTCGTCCGGCTTTGCAGGTCGATCAGGGCAGTCGCCGACGACCACTCCGCCATCCCTACCGACTTGGACGGCACCACGGCCCCCAGCACGCCCTCGGCTTCCAAATCCCGGACGCTCACAGAATCTCCTTGCGAACGAAGTCAATAATCCAGAAGATCACGGCGATTGCTATGGTCAGGCCACCGATTCCGCAGCCCACAAACAAGCCCCAGCCCACGATCAGCCCGGAAAGCTGGGCCAAATCTTTCATCAGCTCCCAAGAGATCACTGTTCTCCCCTTACTTGGCGATGCCATGCCAGCCGGACGGCGGGATCCGGGTGCCAAACGTGCGCGTCTGGGCCTAGATTATATCCGCCCCGTTTATTAAAGTTAACTTGTTGGTAATGACGCTTCGAAAGCTCAGGTATTACTTCCGATTCTGTAACTCTTTGTAAGTCTTTATAGTGATAAGACTCGGACGGGGTGGGATTTGAACCCACGGTTCTATTTCTTTCTTCGTTTTGATTTATTATGCTAGGGAAGTTCATTGTATGTTATTGCTTCAAACTCAGTAAATGTTACCGTTGTGACCATGGCCTTTTCTTACGTTAAACGAGGCTCCCCGTGGTACTTCATTCGCTACAAAAACGAAGACGGAAAATGGCGCAGTAAGGCCACCCGCTATCGCATAGACAATACCCTGCACCGGGCCAAGGCAGTCGCAGAAGCAGCCCGACTTGGCGTTCATGAAAACACGGCGAAATGCGGCCACGACTGGGTCAACGATTTGATCCAGAATCATCCTGTTTCCCCTCTCACAAAAGTTTATTACCTGAATTCGTGGAAACATCTTGAGCGATTTATTTATGAGAAAAAAATAAGTCTGCAAGCATTTTCCGCTAATGACTGCGAAATTTATTTGAAATGGCGGCAAAACCTCCCCCGCACGTCCGGCGGACAGGCCGGCCGGAACCAGGCGTGCCAAGATTTGAAGATACTTAAATGGATTCATAGGCAGGGTCGCCTGCTTGGAAAGATGGACTCCGTTGCTTTGCTTGATTACAGAATTAAACGCGGCCCGATTGCCAGAGTTAAACCCCCCTTTTCGGATAATGAGATTAAAATCGTACGGAAAGCGCTGTCCGTCGAAGGAATCCCGGAGTGGATGAACGTTTCCTTTGAGATTGCTCTGGCCACTGGCTGCCGTCTCCGTGAAACGCAGATCCCGCTTTCTTGCGTCGATCTCAAAAATCGCATCCTGACATTCCCCTGCCCCAAGGGCGGAGCCGGAAAGTCGTTTAGCATTCCAATCCCGGCCGCCATCGAATCCATGCTGAAGGACATGAAAGCGGAAGGCCGTGAGCTTACCTGTGAAGTTCCCCGCACGCGGGCATCGCTGTGCTGGCGTCGCCTGTTGGATATTTGCGGCCTTAAATGTCATTGTTTTCACTCTTTGCGGGTAACCCGAGTGACGCGACTGCGTCTCGCAGGCTGCTCTCAATCAGTCGCCATGCGACTCGTGAATCACTCCTCGACGTTAGTTCACGAGCTTTATCAGCGACACTGCGTGGAGGATTTGCGGGACGCTGTGAACGTAGGCCAGCCTGCTCCTTCCGCCATTGATCAAAATCGCTCGGAATTACCTTTCCCGCGATTAGGGGAAATCCATGCATTCCCCGCAGTTGTTTGATTCTGGCGTATCCTAGATTGTAGGCAGCGCCAAGTTGGCGGAGTGAAAGGGCGGCGTCCTCCTGGCGGAGTTTCAGGGCTGTATCGTGGAGACGCCCGGAAATCATAAGTATCTAGCTTGATTCTCCCGACGCTCGATCGAGCAGTTGGGCAACCAACTGAGACAGTGTAATCTTGCGCTTTGCGGCGAGATTTTTGGATGATTTTCTGATGTGCTCCGGAATCAGAATGTAGGCTTTTTCGCCCTTTTTCGCTTTTATCGCAGCACCTTTCATGCGCCGTGTATGCGCCTACAATGCGCACAAAGCAATATCTTTTTATCCTTTAAAGGACACGATTTCCGCCTTGAGTGCGTAATAGATGCGCATAAAATGCACCTATGAAAAAGGTGAAAACCAACCTGACGCTTGATCCAAACGTGAAGCGAAAAGGTGAGCAGTTGGCCAAAAAAAACGGATTATCTCTTTCGGCATATATCACGACTCTGCTTGTCCGAGAGCTGTCCAACCACAAAAAAACTGGTAATTAACTTTATCCCTTTTGGGGTATTTTCTTGAGTTTGTAGTAAGGCGCTGGCCGCGTGTATTGGCGCTTTGGGCCAAATTTGGACAGATGATTTCCTGCTTTCACCAACTGATAAAACTTTTTCTTTTCTGCCCTTCCCTCTTTCACCATGCGACTCATCATCCGGCTGATCGTCGGCCGCGTGTATCCGAATATCTTTTGCAAATCCTCAATCGATTTCCACCCGGGCGGGATCGGTTCGATCCGCCTGCCCGCCATATGCTCGGCGAGCGCCTCCGCCCAGTCCTTTAGATCGGCAGTCGCCATTCTCCCTCCACAGGACTCACCACGTTGACCGTGCAGCCTTCCCCGCCGTCAACGTACTCCCCATACGCGATCCCATGCGCCCAGCGCGTCACAGAGCGATTGCGGCGGGCATAATGCATCGATCCAATGTCGGCCAGACAACCGATCGACCACCCCACCGGGGCTCCTACACAACGGCCGGCCGATCGATCGATCCGGTGTAGATGGCCAAACACAACCGGACGGCGGAGCATTTCAACATGATCCCGGACGGCCATCTCGTTGAACATGTAACCGTGACCAAATAGAGTTCCGCCAAAATCCACCCATCCTTTTTCAATATCGTACTGCGTGACCTTGGTTTTCATTTCCTTCATGGCCGTCATGAGCTCGGCGATGGCGCTGGTGGCGCAGTGAGCGACAATCGCGCTGGGACTTTTCTGCATGGAATACAAACGATCTTCATGATTACCTGCAAAAAAATGCGTTATGCGTAGTTCACGCAGGAAGTTGATTCCGGCATCGAAGTCTTCCCGGATCGAGGCGGATCTATCGGTGGCGTTGGGATCGCGCATGGCTCCGGCCCGAAGAGCAGCCAGATCCACGGCGTCGCCTAGGTGCATGGTGGTGTCTCCTGGGCGGATCCATCGGCGCTTCATCTCGATGGCAGCCTTACAGGCCGCCGCGTTTGCCAGGTGCCCGTGACTGCACGACACGGCCAGCCACCGCTTCCACTTGCGGATCACTTTCATTTCTTATCCTCTGCCCCCGGCAACCCGTGCAGGACGGCGAGAATCTGCCGGCACGCCTCCCGAGACGTAGCGGCCGCGACGCTCTCGTCTGCTGCGCCTTGTAGGGCCATGTCCGCAATCACACCAAGCTGAAGCTTCAGCGTGTGCATGTAGGTGCAGAGATCCAGCACCTCGTCCCACGCGTCCTTCCACACCGGCCGCCTCCACAGGGCGCCTCCGTGCTCGAGCTGGCCCTTCACATATTTTGCCGACACGTCGTTAGTCAGGTCGTTGATAATTGTTGCTAGGTGTTTTCTGTGCTCCGGCGACATGACTTCAGCGCCGTTCATCGTGAGCTCCATGGGCGTTTTGATACCAGTCCCCTGCCTTTTGCTATCTTGGGTTTTTCGACGACTTCTTCCACAGGACTATGTGGAATGTCACGCCATGAACTATATCGGCCATCTTGTAAGTGACCGGTTTCCCAGCTTATGGCTGTGAGGTTAAACGTTAGCCCGACGTGTTCCCCGAGGCGGAATGCGGTTTCGTCGTCCCAATTTGTGTCGAGCAGGTCGCCCTTTCCTACCCGCAACGGCACCCAATCGAACGCCAGCCCGTAGTTGTGGTACGACTGTCCGGGCTTTGCCTGTGTGAGGATCTTGCCCGGACGTGACCTACCCTGCGCAAACAACATCGCCTGCTCCTCCATGGTGCGCCGGCCGCAATAAATCAGCGGCTGGATCCGGCTGTTTTGCATTTCCACGAGCCACCCGCGCACCCGCTTTTGGAAGTCCAGATCCAGCGTTTCAATGCAGCGGAGCGTTCGAGCCGTTGCCTCCGCGAGACTTGTCATCGCCGCGCTCGCTCTCTTTCAGTTTCTGCCAAGCTGTCAGATAGCGCCTTGAGCGATTGCGCAAAGAGATCTCGGTAAGCTTGCGGACAGGGTTTGTTTGTTCGTTCGGCTTTGTCCCAGGCGTAGATAAAATAGCTGATTGTGTCCGGGCTCGGCGGCGGGCCGTCTTGCGTTTGCGAGACCGTCGCACAGCTTGCCAGCCCGAGGCTAAGAATCAGCAGGAGGGCGTTTCGTCCACCACGCATCGATGTCTCTCAGTCTTTTCCGGCGTTCCAGTTCGATCGCTTCAAAGTTCCGCTGGGTCGGCGTTTTGCGGTTCAGTGCGTAAAGAATGATTCCGATCAGTCCACTCACCGCCGAAAGGATCGCGGCGATCATGTTCCCTTATTTGCGGGAGATTTTGCTGATGAAATCGACGATCTTTTGCAGGGTCGCTTCCGGCTCGTCCCCGGGGAACAAAGTTGCGACGGCGATGGCGGCCGTCAGGAGAGCAGTGACTGCGCCTAGGATCTGAGTCCCGTGGCTGATTGCATAGGATAGAGTTTCGTTCATGCCCTTTGGGCAGTGTCAAAGACCGAATCGGCGTTTGATCAGCTCCCACGCCGTACTCACCACGGCCCCGGAGATCAGCGCGACCAACCATAGCTTTGTTTTGATCGTGTGGGCGTCCCGTTCCATGGCGGTCAGCCGGCCGTGATATTCGCCTAGGCTGGCCTGGGAGCGTTCCAAAAGGTCGAGAATGACCGATTGGCGGGTCTCGATCCGAGCGACCGATTCTCGCACCACGGAAAGGCGTTCGGAAAGTTCGGCGATCTGGTCGGTGCTCATTTCATGTTCGCCCCGGCCGTCGTGATGCAAAGATATAGTTCGCCGTCCCGATCGACCGGCTCAATGAATCCTTCGTCGATCAGGTAAGAAAGGGCGTAAAGTTTGTCCTGGTCAGGAACAGTCGACCAATCGATTTTGCGAGCCATATCTCAAAACGGTTTTTCACCGCCTGCCCGGGCCGCGTCGCCCATTGTCGGCGTGTTGGTGTATCTGGTGGGTACTTCAACCGCAACCGGCGCAGGCGAACAACCCGCCAGCACGGCGCAGAGAAGAATTAGCCTCATGGCAATCCGAGGCCGGTGCCAAGGGTGGTTTTGTAAACTGAATTGATAGAATCGTGCTGGGCTTTTGATAAAGCAGTATTAAATGTCATTGCACAGGCAAATTGCGCGTTAATTGGCCCGTATATGGTTTCTATATTTGTATAACTTACTCCAACGCTCAAAAGGTTAGGAGATCCAGCCGTGTTGCCCCAGCTTCCAGAAATTGCGGTATTATTGCCTCCAATCGTCCAGGCTGAAAAAGTTGTCGATCCGCCAGAAAACGCGACTTCATAAAATCCGGTTCCGTTGCTTGTTCCGTTATTTGAAAGATTTAAGTTCGGCTGAGTAACACCCAGCCCCCTTCCTCCCGTCGAGCTTACATTGATTGAAAAGTTTCCCGTCCCTGCGGCGCCTCCTCCTCCGTATGAATACCAGTTCCCACCGTCAGCCAGCATTTTCTGAATGTAAATGATTGAATAAGTTCTCAGATTTGCGCTGCCAATAGTTGCTAATCCATATTGGGTGGATCCGTTTGTGGTTATCCCGTCAGTTCCAATCGTCGGGCTTCCTGAAAAAGAAAGATTGTAGGATCCAAGCCCACCCAAACTCTTAGCTGTGGAAGTGTTGTTGTTTTGATCTTGGCGCAAAGGCCAAGCGGCCATGTTTGACCATAGTCCCAGCCCCTTTATCCCAGTAACAAAGCTATTTATGCTTTTCTTTTGATCGGCATTTGTGATTCCGGCCGAGGTAAAGTAAGCGGATGCGTCGCTATCATAAGCAGGCCCAGCGCTTAATCCGCCTAATCTCAGACCGAGGCCGAGATACACGGTTTAGTTCCCCCGGGTGTAGGCGATGGCTTTGCCGGTGGCCAGTTGGAAGGCGGTGACGGCCGCAAACACGACGAACCCAGCCGGGAAGGTCACGCCGGTGAGAGCGTCACCCGCAAGGGCAGTCTGGCTGACGGACGTGAACTGGCCGTCGGCGATGAACTGAATGGCCTGAAAGCTGCCAGTGACGGCAGTGGTGCCTGTTGCAACCCTGCCGCCATATTCACCAACGCTGAGCGACGTATCCTGATTGATCTGAAGGTCGTATGCCATATATGGGTCAAAGGCGTGTCAAAGCGGTTCGCCAGTTGTAGTGTCGTAGGTGCCGCCGTATGACCAGTATTCACTAGCGACGATTGTAGAGTTGAAGTCTGTAATTAGGGGGGTTGGGCCGGGAGGGAAAATGTAACCAGTATAATAAACCTTTTGCCCACTTGTTGTATAAACTTGAAATCCGTTTATCGTAAATTCTTGTATCGTGTATGGGTCACCCTCAACCCCAAGAAGAACGCCAGATTGATCGTCTTGATCGGTTGCAAAAGTCACATCCATATAAAGATGTACAAGTGATTGCGTTGGCGATGAATTAACATAAAAATCAGCACCTCTGAAATCTAAATTGAAAGCCACACTTGCCCCGGTATCGGTTAGGCTTGTTGAGTAACCATCGTTGCAAACAAGATTTGCTTCTTCATCAGCCAGAGATGTGGTTGTTCCACTCCAAGTAACACTTACCGGGTTTGCTGGGTCATTAAAGGTATATGCGGTAAATGAACCAGACACAGAAAACTTCTTTACTCTCCAATAGAGTTTCATCATTTCAGACAATGTGCCACGCACATTTAGGCCAGTAGTAATGCCACAAGGAACATACCCACCAGCCTCGGAGTCGTAATGACTGAATGGGAAGGGCTGGGTAGTTAGGATTTTACCCACAGGATCTCGCTCCTCTCGCCTTTCGGCCTAGTACCCGATGACTGTGATGCGGAAAGTCTGCGTGGATTGTGTCTTGCTGGCGGTGGTTGCGTTTACCGCATCCACGTGAACTTGGTCGGTTGCGACTACGTGGCCAAAAAACACGAGCCCTTCAGAGACTGCGCTGGGTGCCCCAATCAGCACGACGTCATTGATCGACGCCCCTGTGACTGCGACGGTGATAGACGTGGATGAATTGGCTGCAACAGCGCCAAACGCCAAGGACGTCGTCGTCGTCAGCGTTTCAACCGACAACGGCAGCACGCCGTAAGTCGTGGATCCGGTTCGCAACAGGCCAAGGTTGATCAGGCTAGTGACCACGTTCGGGCCGTTGGGTTGGGTGACCGGGGTGGATCCGTAGAACGCAAGTTTCGACGACGTGCTGACTCCGAACTTCGTCCCGGTAGCGGTGCCCACCCCAAGGTTGTATCCGTCCGTGATGGTGACGGCCGTGCCGGACAGATCCAACACGGTGGCGCCTGTCCCGATCGTGTTATTCTGCCAATCGAGGAACACGGATCCGCCCGAGTTGTACAGCTTGCGGTTGGTCGCGTCCACGTTTGTGGCGCTGTCTTCGACGAATAAGGCGTCGCATTCTGCCTTTGTGTAGTAGCCGGCAGCCGACGCCGGGACTGCGGATCCTGTGGTGATGACGTCTTTGCGGATCGTGATGTCGCCCTGGTAGATCGTCTTTGGCGTGCCCGACTGCGTCAGCTCAATTTCCAGCTTCGGCGTGATCGTGCTTGTTCCTGCTTCAGCGTAAAGCTCATCCAGTTCGCTCGTAGCCATCGTCACAGTGCTCTGGAAAAACTTTCCAAACACAACGGCGGACGCATCCAAGGTGAGCGCTGTCGTGACGTTCTGCTGGCCGAGATTACGAACAAAGCTGATTGTGTAGTCGCCTTGATTGTTGCCGGCCTGCACGCTGATGTTCCCGGATCCGATGCCTGTGACGGCCGAAAGCGCTTCCGAGAAGCTGGCCGCGGTGGCCCCGATGGCGATACCGGTTGTACTGTTTGCGCCGTAGTTAAGAACGATATTTCCCCCTTCTGCATCCGGGCCAACGCTAAGGCGCCAGGTCTGATTTGTTCCGGTTGTCCCGGAAGATCCGACCTGAAGCTGCGTTAGGCTAACGACTCCGGCCGTGCTGGCCGCGGTGAACGTGTCGCTGTACACGGCAGGATTGCGGGAAAGTTGAATGATCTGCTGGGCGTTGACTGAAACGGCCGGATAGCGACGGGTATTGATTAGGACGGAGCTGGTCGGGAATAGCGTGAAAGACGATCCGCCAAAAGACAGCGCCGTGTTGGCGGTGACGGCCGTGATCACCCACGCCCCATTCGTCACGGAGCCGTACGTCGTTACAGTGCAGTTGCCAGCGATCGCTGAGATGGCGGTGGCGACCTGTGCAGTCGTCGCATTGAAAGAGATTGCCGTGGATGTGCCGGTAGTAGTTGTCAGTTTGAACTGTCCGTCGGTCGGCTTTCCGTCCAGATAACCGATGCCGAGCTTTAGGCTGGCGCCTGTGGTGTCGATGTCGCGCAGCAGGCCGGAGCTGTCCCGGGCCTGCAAGCGGACGCGGAGCGTGTAGGAGTCGTTGCGGGTGAGTGTCGGGAAAACTCCGTTCTTCACGGATCCTGCCGCCACCAGTGCGTTGGCACCTGTATCCAGATAAAGATCGATCTGCTGGCCCATTTTATCCCTCGCCTATGTCAAGGTTAGGTAGTGGTTGTGGCCGCTCCCGGGCCATAAACTATAATTGTGGCAGGAGTACCGTTTGAACATACGTTCAGCGTGATTTGATTCAGCCCGCCGCCTCCGGCCGTGACCACGCCTGTCACGCTGATCTGGATCCCGTCCGGGACGTCGATTAGGGTGACGTTGTCCCCTGCAATCGGTTTTGTGCATTCAATCCGCCGAATCAGCTTGTTAAAAAATCCTTTCCCAAGTCGAGACGGGCCATCGATTTCGTTTAGGCGGGCTTCGGTTGCCATGGCTTACGCGTATACGCCCTGCCCTTGCTGCTTCTCTTTAAACACCGCCCGGGCGACAAGGAACTGACCGCGACGAACAGAGTCCAAGCTGTCCAAGCAGTATCCAAAATATGTTAGCGTGCCACCAAGGTTCGATTCCGTTACGCCTGGTGTCCGGGGATTCTGCGGTGTTTCCGTCCCGTTAATATATGCAGGCATGGGAATTTTAGATGTAGGGGTGAATCGTTCTTTTACAGGAAAACCTGACGAAAGTTGACCGCTTGCGAATTGGCTTTCGGTCAGATCGGTGACAAAGCTGACTTCAATCACAACGGGCGGCCCCCATATATCCGCACCAGTTGTCGGAATGTATTTGATCTGTGCAGGCGGCAGGCTTGTCTCACTGGTGAGCCCCACGTAAGTGACGGTCAGCTCGCTGATGTCGCCGTCCTGCTCCCGGACGGCCGCTGTTTCCACTGCCATCCGGGTGAACTTGGTCGATGCCGTGGAGAATGCGGAGTGCGTGACGTCCTTCAGCGGCAGAATGGTCTGACGGTCGCTGGATCGGATCGTGTAGGTTTCGGTGAGCGTTTCCAGCCCAACGATTTCCCGGCTGTAATCGGAACGCCGCAGGATCTTGCTCCCGGACGATAATGCGCCGATGATGGATGCGGGCATATTAGCTTACCAGTGGCGCAGACGTCAGCTTCGCCAGAGCGTCTTGCAGGGTTTTGTTGATGTCGTCTAAGGTTGTCTTTCCCTCGGCTTCTTTCTTTGCCTGCGTTTGGATGTACTCGGAACGGCGTTCAGACATGGAACGCTGCGCTGTTCCAATCCCAAACGATCCGACCTTTGTGGCGGACGTGTTTGCTAGGACTTCTTTGTCGAGTTGGCCCTGCGTGATTTTCTTCTGTTCCTCGGCTGCTTTCGCACGGGCCTTTTCAACTTCGGCTGCCACGCTGCCGCCCAGTCCGGCCGCTATGTCGAGGCGTTGCCCAGCAGCTTGGCCTGTTGCCTGCTGGCCTTGCCGTGCTCTGTCTGGTGCACCTGCGAGCCACTCGTTGTATTTTTGCTGATACTTTGCGGCTTCTTCGTTTTGTTTAATTTTTTCGTTCACCGCCTCTCGTTCGCTTTCAAAAATGTACTTCCGTCGACTTTCTTCGCTGTCCGCGGCCATCTTTTTCTCGTCTTCTTCTTCTTTCAGCGCTCGCATGGCTTCGTCAGTACGTTCTTTAATGGCGTCTTTTTCTGCTTTTTCGGTTTCCTTGGCGGCTTTTATTTTTGCAGCTTTGCCAGTTGCGCCAGCACCGCCTTCAAGATCCATAGGTTTGGCGGCTGCTTTGGGTTGATCGCCCTTATTAAATTCAGCCTTACTTTTCTTCATTTCGTCGCTGATTGCCTTAGCTCCTGCAAGATTACCTGTCAGCGCTTCCCCTACCATCGCCATGGCCATCGTGACCTGTTCGGCCATGAATTTAAATCCCTTGATGGCGGGGTTGATGAATTGCGCTACCGATCCGAAAACGATTGTCATCGTATTCTGGAAAGTTTTGATTTCGTCGGAAGCTGCGCCAAGTTGTGCGATCGTATCATCCGACCAGACGCCCATGTCTTGACCCATTTTCTGAATGGCATCCGGGCCCATTCTGAGCGTTTCCATGAGAGCTCCGACGCTTTTGCCGGCCACTTCCTGCGCCTGGGCGAACGCTTCCAGCGGGTCGTTTGCACCAGCCACTGCCTCGCTGAGCTTGAAAAATAGATCCTGAGGCGACATGCCTTGCAGATCGGAAACGGTCAAACCTAGTTTTTCAAACGATGCGATCATGGCGTCATCGCCGCCGATCGCCTTTCCTGCATTTACGGCCAGCTTGTTCATGGCGCTGGCCACGTCTTCAATGCCTGCCCCGGACAGCGATGCGGCGTTCCCGACTTCCTGTAGGGCGGAAGCTGAAATCCCGAAACGATTGGCCAAATCTTGAAGCTGGTCGCCCTTGTCGATTGCCGATGAAAGGCCGCTCAAAATCTTATCGAATGCAAAAGCGCCGGTCAGGATTCCAGCCGTTTGCTTGGCAAACTTGTTGACGGCGTTCTCCGCCTCTTTCAACCCGTTCTCAAACGAGCTTTTTTCCAGTGCGAGCTTGGCTGTTGCGACGGCGTCCATTTTAGGCAAATCCTGCTTCTTTTGATTTATGTTTCACTATGGCAATCACGCTTTTGGCTAGTGTGTTTCGCTGGATGTCAAGAGTCTTCTGTAAATTGGAACGGCTAAGCGCTCGTCCGATCCATGGGATGCTGTTTTTCAGCTCCACGTACTTGTCGGTCACAGTCACGGAACCCTTTCCATACTTGGAAATCAGCTTTTGAATCCACCCCTGGACAGATCCAACGCCTTTTACCCTGGCAAATCCGCCAAGCATTGAAGCGCATTCCGCCCAGCCGGCCTTTGCGATGCCGACTTTTTTCTGCGTTTCTTTAATGTATCGCTGCTGATCTTTTTGAAGGAGATAACCTTTTTGGTCAGTCTTTGTTCTGCCTGTCGCACGGCTTCTGGTTTTCTGGTGAAATTCTTTGATTCCTGATGCGGTTAGTTCTTGATTGTCATAATTCAGATAATTCTTTCCATCTTTTGTTGTGAATCGCTGATTGAATGCCTTCGGCCCGAGTGGACGCATCCGCCCGGCCTCTTTCATGTATTCTTTGGTCAACGGCTTTGTGATCGCCGCAATATCCCTCAGGATTGCGTTTTCACCTTTCTTGCGGGCGTCAGCATTCATGCCGAAAGGTTGGGTAGCGTTCGTCAAACGTACTGCCAGCGCACGGCCGGACGATCGCAGCTCTTTCGTCTGCTCCTCTTTTGTCAGTTTTCCCCACATGGCCAGCGCCTTCGTCAGCTTCTTTTCGTCGATGGTCAGTTTCATATCCCCAGCAGATCCTTTATGTCACGGAGATCGTCGCCCGTGATCGCTTCCACCCGGCGCAATTTCACGCCGTTGATGAACATGAAAACGTGTTCGGCCTGATTGACCAAGCAGATTGGAATTTCCCATAGAATTTTCTGCAAATCCCATCCTGTTTCCTTTGCCAGCACGAACACGCTCGCGGCGCATCCGGCCGGCGTCAGGCGTTTCCCGGGTCGCCGATTGGCTTTTTATCCGGGATGACCGCCACCCGCGATTTGTTGGCTTCGCCCAGGATAGCCGCCACAAGCAGCCCGGCCGTGTCCCTGTCCTCCGGGGTCATATCCTCCGACCATTCCATGAGCTTTTCGCGGAATTCGTCCTTATTCCATGCCAGCCGGATCGCGGCTTTCCTATCCTTAGCCAACAGAATGTGAACGTAGAGGAACGACCAAATAAAGTAGATTGAACTGTCGGCGTCGTCTCGGACTTGGAGCAAAAGCAGTCGGGAGCCTTCGGTGTAGGGCGCCAGCCGTTGATCTTTGAAATATCGATCAGGGCTGACGAACGCGGAATTCAGTTCCGCCTCTAGGTCTTGGTCGCTCATAGCCTGCTCAAAAGGGCTTTCTTTAGCTCAGGACGGGCTTTCTCTGCGACCAGTAGCGTCTGCCCGCCTCTTTGTATGGATAGAATCTTTTCGGCACGCTTCACTAGCCCGAGGAGTGTCTCTCTGTTCTCAAGCGCCGCCCTCACGAACCTGATCGACGCATCCTCCGGGCTTTTCATATCCGCCCATGTGCGTTCCATTTCAGCCTTGGCGTCCTGTCCTTCACCGCCATCCATGAACCAAAACGTGACCTGCTCGCGCCCATCCTCTTTTTGGATTCTGGTGACCGGATCCATGGGCCGTAGCTTGGCGCCATAGGCTGCTGCAGCAGCAGCGACTTTGATATTCGTTGTACCCCAGAAACTCTCGATCATTTTAGGATCTCAGGTGAACCGCCCTTTCGGGCTTAGCTCATGTTAGGGTAGCGGGTGGCGCTGACGTCGACCGTGACGAACGCGTCAGGGCTTTTTGAGAAGGCCACGGATTCGACCACGATTTTTCCGCCGGTGCTGGTAGCGTTGGCGAGGGTGGTGAGAACGGCTCCGGCCGTTGTGGCGTAGGTTCCGGTGATTGTGCCGGAAAAGCTGAGAGCGTCGGTCTGATTATAAAGTGCAAGGGCGACGACGTCGCCGGACGCGTTGCGGACTTCCGCTTTCTCGATATTCCTTGTTTCAGAGAAGTTGGAAACGAGGATTCCGCTCTCTGCGCTCATTCCGAAAGAAAGGCCTGAAGTTCCGATTGTGGTCGCCATATTGCCCTATTTTTTGTGTCAACTCGCTGTCGAGTTTGGATAGGCGATCACTGACAGCTTGAAATTGCGTTTTATGCTTATTTCCTCGTTGTCGGCCTCTGCCTCGCTGCTTTCAAGTTTTGCGTTGTAGCAGCGGGCCGCACCGATCGCTGTGGTGGCGTTAAGTCTGGCCGTCAGGCTGGTCGTGTCGTAGAACGCCTGAAGGATTTTTGAGCATTTTTGCGTGTGCGCCTCGAGTGTTGTGTCGTCATAGCGCTGTTCCAGAATGATTTCGACCGGGACGCTGAACACGCCCGATCCCTGCACGGGTTCTTCGGTTCCCATCGTCGCCTTGATGACGATCGATGGCGGCTTGTTTTCGGTCAGATCGTGCGACAGGTGGTAACTCTGCCCGGTGACGGTGGAGGAAAGTAGTTCCTGAAAAGCGCCTTCAATTAGGCGATCGAGCATGGTCACGGCGGGCATATTCTAAACTGTTGTTGTCACCAGATCGGGCGAATTGATGGATCAAAAGTGACCATCGTTTTGCACCCAGCTCCGCCGTGGGGGAACGTTGGCGTGTAGGAATAGCGCCGGACGCAATCCGGCCAAGTCATTGTCGCTTTTCCCCTGGCTGCTTTGGAAGTATCAACCGACCGATCGTTGTCCTCGATGATAAAGGTGCAAGGCAGGCCGGAGCCGGCGACATAGTTCACGGCTTCATAAAAGTGCCCTTCATCCTCTGCCCCGTCGCCTAGAAAGCACCATACCTTTGATGCGCTGCCCTGTTCTTTGAGCGTGTGCGCGACTCCGGCAGCTATCCCGCACGTCCCGGCCAGAACGCTGGAAGTGTAAAAATTTAATTTACGGTCAAAGACGAACATGGATCTGCCATCTTTGATCATCTGTTCCAGTGCGTCGGGATCCCCGCCGGCCAAAAGGTAGTGATAATGGGATCGATGGGTTGAAAAGATCCAATCTCCCGGGCGAATTTCCTTATAGATTTCAATCAGTTGATCTTCGTTTCCACCGCAAAGGTGGATCAGATAGGGCAGTTTCCCCTGCTCAAAAAGGGCTTTGATCCGCAGCTCAAAATCGATCAGGTCTTGTTTATTCATACAAAGGCGTCATGGCTGTCGGTTGTCAGTTTTTCAAACAGCGCAACCTTCGCGTGATTGGCGCATTCATGCAGGCAGCTCACGCCGGGATTGAAGTTCTTGTGCCATGCCTTCGCCTCATCGCCGAACCATGCCTGACTGAATGTTTGATTCTTCATTGATGCGATCCGGCCGTGATTTGCGTATGCCGTATTATGGCAGGCGTAAATATCCAGATCGGCGCCGACCACGCAAACGGCCTGAGCATATAGGCAACGATGAAACGGCCGGAGCGGCGACTTGCTTGGATTATCCAGATCGTAAGTCGTATTGATCGTGAAGTCCTCGTCACAGAATGACTGACATTCCGCAAGCTGTTCACGCACCCTGGTCGCAATCGTGCCGTGATATTCCTTGAAGTTCTGAACATAGACCGGTGAAAATCGGACGTTGCTGACTCCGCATTCCTTTAACTCTTTTGCGAATGGAACGAGCCCTTCGTAATTATAACGGGTGATAATGAAATTGATTCCAAGATCGCAGCTTTCAGTCTTCGTGTTTGAAAAGTTTTTTATGTTTTCCATGACCGAATCAAACGATCGATCCGGCACGTTTCGGCTGGCGGCCATTTGTTCGGCGCTGGTGTAGTCCATGGAAATCCTGACCCACTTGGCGTTGCTCAATACTTCCGCCCGCTCGCCGGTGAGAAGCTGGCCGTTGGTGATGATAGAAAGATCCAACCCGGATGAAACGGTCTTCGTCATGATTTGAACAATGTCCCTATGCAGTAGCGGTTCGCCGCCGCCGCTGAACGTCACGGCCTTTGTGCCTATGCTGGAAAGATCCTCGATCAATTCCATCGCCTTGGCCGTAGGCATGACGTCCCGTTCGTTCATGCTGGTGTGCATTCCTGCTTGCAGGTGTAGATCCGGGCGATCCTTAGGCCGTGTTGTGCCGTCAGAATAAACGCAAAAACGGCACGCATGATTGCAGATATTTGTCGGCTTGATCCGCACGTAGATCGGGGCCGTGATAATATCGCCACGGAAGCTGGCGATCTTATCGGGAAACGAAAAGATTTTAAGGTCGCTGTATTTGTTTTGCTTCACCAATCGTCCTTTCGTTCGACAAGCATGGTCGATCGGCCCCAGCTCAGCCCTTCAAGCGCGAATTTATATTCACCCGCCACATGCGAAGAGTGTGAAAGATCGATGACCGGAAAGTCCACCATGCCCCTGATCGCTTGGGTGAAGTCCTGCGTATGGGTTGGCCCTGTGAAAAGTGCCTTCTTTTTATTTCCGATGACCACCCTGATGATGGCGGCCGGATAGAATTGCCCGCAGCTTATCCTGGCCGCAGCGCCTAGATGGTTCACGATTGCGTCCAAGGCGTTTAGAATGAAATCCATTCTTTCGATAAAAACGACGGGTTTTAGTCCTGCCAGACTTAGGCCGGTCGCCATTCCAACCATAAGATTTTCAGCCACAGGCGTCTCGATCAGTTGAGAATCTGGAATGCGGTTCAGTGTGCCGGCGGCCCGACCGCCCACTTTTACGCCGTATCCAATGAACCGGACGGCCGGATCCCAAGCCAAAGTTTCCATGGCTTTCGTCAGCTCAGCTTTCAAAGCAGACCCACTTCTTCCAAAATATGAATGGCGTGGAATGCGCTTCTGGCCATCTGTCCGCGTTCAGTAAGGATCACGTTTTCGGTATCAGCGCAAAGCAGGTGGAAGGCGTCTTTATTGTGAACGTTCAGGCAGGGCCAGCTCGGCCCGGTGGATGTTCCAATGATCGCTTTCGCCTTGGCGGCCGTGGCTCCGATCCAAGTGACGTTTTTATTTTCAAAAGCAGGACAGATCTCGGTCGGCGCCGTTGTGATTACCCGATGACCTTTTGCGACAAGTTTTGAAATTAAAACCGTGAAGTCATCTTTGTTGAAGTTTGTGAATTGATTCGACAATCCTAGCGAATTGATGACGACGACGTCAAAGTCTTCGGTCATAGGAATGAACGATTCGAGCGCCCAATAATCAAACAAGAGATCTTCCGTTTTGCGTATTGGATTTTTGACGGCCATCCGGCTGGCCAGTTTTTCAAACCAGCACAAGTGAAACTTTGCAAAATCCAATCTGTCGGGGTGGCCGTACCAGTAGCCGTCGGATCCCCGCCAGGAGTCGATGCTCTCTTTGGGAGCTTGGTCAATCGTCTTTAGAAATAGCCTGCGTGAAATATCAGACCGGAGTGCGTCGATTTCCTCGAATCTGCAAAGGTCAGGACTGTAATAGTGCGTGATCTCTAGTTCAGGATTTTGCAGGCATAGGCGGCGCAAAAAGTTCAACTGCACCAAATTGTCGCCGAGTCTTAACGCATTGTGCGTGTGGATCACGGATTGCGTTCCTTAAAAATCTTTTCTCCCAGCGTGTAGTTTTCTTTGGCGTTGTGCTTTTTGAATTCTTCGTCCTGCGGTGCACCGGTGAAGAATGGGTTGTTATGTTTGAAGACGACGTCTTTTGCGTCCACGATCACGCCGTCAAATTTTGCCCTGTGGCTGAATTCGTTGTCGGAAAAGATTCCCGAGCATTGATCGTATTCAGCCGCAAACATGGCGCCCTGATCCTCTAGTCTCGCCCGGGTCATAATCGCCATACACAGCAGCTCGTCCTGGCGGTGGCCGTCGCTGATCGCCAAAACCTTCGGCTTACTGGTATCGCCAAGCCTATCGATCAGAATCTGATCCCAGTGCAGCGGCGGATCCCAATCGTCGGAGCCCTGCACGATGATTTCGCCTTGCGCGACGGCGGCCGCCCTGTTCCAAGCGGCGATGCAGCTCCCCTTGCCCATGACCGGCCCCCACGGTTTTAACGTCTTCGCCTTTTCGTCATCGTCGTCGCAGGAAAAGATCCACTCGACGGCCGCCGGATCGGCCGCCTTTTTCATCCATAGGATCCGGGCGTTGATGGCTTCCTGCGGTCGCCCACGGGTGGCGTGACAGATTGAGATTTTGACCGGACGAATTTTTCGCCAGCTCGCCCATACGCGATCGGCCTCGTCGTTGTCGCCTACGGCACGGCACGCCGCGATGTACAGATCGATGCATTCAAAGTCATAGACCGTGCGCTGGGCGTTCCAGACCGTGACGCCGGGATCAGATTGAACCATCGCCGACTTGAGATAATGGTACGCCGACGACCAACGGCCGACGGACGCTTCTTCTCGGGCCAGATAGTAAAGAGATTCCCGGCGGCTGGGATTCATGTGGTGAGCTTTGTGATAAAGCTCGATCCGCTTTTCACGGTCAGGCGTGGCGCTCGCCAAATTGTTCATCGCCTCATAGGCCAGCGTCGGCTCTTGATCCGGCCAGTGGGCGGCAGCGTTTGACCAGGTGATCGATTCCGTGCGGTTGTTGGATAGGAAAAGTTCCTGCTGGTAGTAGTACGCATACTTGCCGGCCTCGCTGAGTTGCGCTTTTAGAATGCGTAGATTCCGATCAGCGCTTCCTTGCTTGTATCCACCGGGGTGATGTTCAACCCAGACGGCCTGCTCGCCGACTGAAGTGAATCCCGGAAGCGGTAATAGCGCCTCGTGCACGGCGTAGTTCCACCGGCCCGTCCATCCGTTGTCGGTTTTCTTCACCATCCGTTCCCGTACTGGGGTCAGCTTGGCGTTTAAAACCGCATAAACTCCGGCATAGATGCCGACCTTTGGATCAGATTCAAACGCCGCTACGGCCCGTTTAAACGCGTTTTTTAGGTCTTTATGGGGCAGGTCATCGCAGTCGATCCACACGGCATAATCCCCGGAGCAGGCGTCCAGTGCTTTGTTGCGGGCGGCTGCAAAGTTATCGATGTGCGGCCAATCGGCGCCTGCCGGTGCGTTGTGATATTCCGTGATGACGGCCCCGGCCTTTTCAGCGATCGCCCGGGTGCCGTCGTCCGGCCGGGATCCCTGCGCCATGCACACGACCATTTCATCGCAGAACGGTTTGAATGCGGTCAGACAGCGTTCCATGAATTGCGCCTCGTGCCCGGCGATCATGTAAATTGAAATTTTAGGATTTCGGGTGGCCACGTTTAAACCTCTCGAAGTCCCAGCACGTAGCTGCCGATCGACGTATCCAAAGACGCCACCCGATAGCTGACCGAATTAGCCAAAAGAATCGAACCGATCTCCGGAGCTGCTGAAATGGCGGTGACGTCGATGGTGAACGTTGAATTCAGATCCAAATCGTAACCGCCCAGCGCAACGTTCTCATTTCGTGAGATTGTAGACAGGATCCCGGTGACGCTTGTGGATCCGATGGTGGCGGCGGTTCCGATCTGAATGTAAAGAGCCGCCAGACTCTCTTTCAGGCATTCAGTGAATTCAGACATTTGAGGATTTCTTAAAGTGGAAAGGGCGGTGAGCCTTTCAGCCCACCGCCCTCCCCGAGTGAATTAGCTTCCGTTGATACGCACGAGGCTGTTGGTCTCGCCGGCTTTCACGCCGTAGATCAAGGCATAGGTGCGTTGCAGCTGGCCGGTGAACACCGAATATGCCTCACGCACTTGGATCGAAAGTCCGGTGCGGGGTTCCGTCACCACGCTGATGTCTCCGGGGATCGGGACGCCAGTGGGGATTTCGGGAACGCGGGCTGCGATCAAGAGCGCTTCACGCTGGGCGAAGAATCCGCCGAGGGTGATGCTGTTGGAAGGCACCGCGCTGTACATGTTGATGTTAAACCCGGCAACGGATCCGATTCCGGCCGTGCGGGCCTGTTCACCGGAGATCTGAGCGTTCGCCACGATGGTCGAATCATTCAAGAGACGGCCATAGAACGAAGGGGCGAGAACCGCGTACCGATCGTGCTGGGGAACGTTTGCGTTGTTGAGGGTGATTCCAGCCGACACCACGGAGGCGTAGCTGAAGGTTGCCGAGCTCTGCGTGAGCGCGGAGGTGAAGCTGCTGGAAGTGACGAGCGCGAGCA